GGTTCGTTTCGTAGGCAGGCAAAGATGGTGGGTGATCTTGACATTGTTGTTCAGGTTGATTCGCTTTCAAAGATCGTTTTACCTGATATCTATTTTGAGCGTTTAGGTGAACAGGCTTCACACGGCCCAGTTGATCTAGATGGTCAGTCTTTAGGTGTGGACATTTGGTGTGCTACGCCTAAACAGTGGGGTGCGTTTCTTTGGTACATCACAGGCAGTAAAGAGTTAAATGTGATTATGCGTCAGAAAGCAAAAAAGAAGGGTTTGAAATTGTCTCAGTTTGGTTTGTTCGATGGGAAGATTCAGATTGATGACGGTTCAGAACACGGTGTTGCCTGTGCGTTGGGTATGGATTGGATTGCCCCAACAGATAGACAGAAGTTTGTGAAGGTGAAACCTGATCAGGTGTTTGAGGTTGTTTCTAGTTCGGGTGATCGGTTTTATTCGGTTTCTCTGACCGGTTCACAGTGGTCGTGTTCGTGTCCTCATAACACTTTTCGTAAAGTTGAGTGTAAGCACATCAAGGAAGTTCGGGCTGTTAATGTTCTTGCTGCCTAATTTTTGTGGCATACTTTGTATCTAATTAGATACGAGGATTAGAACTTATGGGTGGCAAAGGTAGTGGAGGACACAACAGGAAACCTGTTGAACGCAAACGCCGTATCGGTAATCCTTCAGGGCGCAAGTTGCCTGAGTTTGTACCAATGGCTGAAATCACTTCGATTACTTCTAATCACATTCCCGAACCTTCTAGGCAATTAGGGGTACAGGGGAGAAATCTTTGGAATCAGGTTTGGACTTCCGGTGCTAGTTGGTTGAAACAAAATATGGATACCGAACTAGTTTTGATGTTATGTGAAGCGACTGAGGAACGAACACGGTTGAGGCTTATGTTATTGAAAGATCAAAGTTTGTGGCGTGAGCGTAGAGCGTTGCGTGAAGTTGATCGTCAAATCATTACACTGTTGGGTCAGGTCGGGTTCAGTCCATCTGAGAGAGGGTTATTAGGAACAGGTGAAACAACACAACACGAGTTCAGTGATCTTGCAAAGCGTATTGCCGAAAAGCGTTCAGCCAGCCGATAGGTGGAAGCCAGCGTTTTATACACAACGCAAGAATCGCTCTACTGATGGTGATGAGATAATTAACTTCGCTGAAAACTATTTTAATGTGTTGAAAGGTTTTCGAGCAGGCGCACCTTTACGATTTACAACTTGGCAGAAATGGTTACTTCGTTCTCTTTATGAGCGTAATGATGTTTCAGGGAGATTGCGTTATCGCCGTGCTTTGATTGGTTTGCCTCGTAAGCAGGGGAAAAGTTTGATGCTGTCTGCTGTTGGTGTTTATGGAATGATTGCAGGTGAAGCAGGGTCGGAAGTGTATGCGGTAGCGAACGACAGGCAGCAGGCACGAATTATTTTTAACGAAGCGAAACAACAGATTGTAAACAGCCCGATGTTGAATAGTGAATCGAAGATTTATCGTGACGCAATCGAAATGCCACGCTTCGGTTCAGTGTTCCGTGTTCTTTCATCAGACTTCAAAGGTCAGGCTGGGTTGAATCCGTCATTGGTGCTATTTGATGAATTATGGGGGCAAGCAAACCACGATCTTTATGACCAGATGACATTAGGTTCGGGCGCACGAATAGAACCACTTACTATCAGCATTACAACGGCTGGATATGACCTAGATTCACTTGCAGGTAGGTTATATCAGTACGGAAAACAGGTGAGTTCGGGTGAAATTGATGACGATTCGTTTGGCTTTTGGTGGTGGGAAGCACCTGAAAACTGTGAAATAGATGACAGAAAAGCGTGGAAAATAGCCAATCCAAACCTTGCCGAAGGGTTACTTGACCCCGATGATCTTGCTGTTGCGGTGAAACAAACAAGTGAAATGGGAATGAGGCGATGGCGTTTGAACCAATGGGTGCGTTCTCAAGAGTCTTGGCTGCCTGTTGGTGCGTGGGAACAGTGCGTTTCAGACAAACAACTTGTGCTTGATCTACCTGTTTGGGTGGGGATAGATATGGCTTTAAAGCACGACAGTATTGGTGTAGTCATCGCCCAACCTCAAGAAGATCAAACTGTTGTCCGAGCGAAGATTTGGCAACCTTCTTTGGAAGGTGTTGATGTTGCAGAAGTCGAAGCACACTTGCGAGAACTACATCGGACTTATCAGGTTCAAGAGTTTGCCTTTGACCCTGCTTATTTTCAAAGAAGCGCAGAGGCTTTATCCGATGATGGTTTGCCGATGGTGGAGTTTGGGCAGTCGGCAGCACGAATGATTCCTGCTTGTGGTAACGCTTATGAGATGATCGTGAATAAGAAGTTGGCTCACGATGGTTCACCTACTTTTACAGATCAGGTGCTTTCGGCAGCGCAACGAATGACCGATACCGGTTGGCGATTATCGAAAGGAAAGAGTAAGAGAAAAATTGATGCTTGTATTGCTATGGTTATGGCATTAGATCGTGCGACAACTAGAGCAACAGCAGTTATTGAACCGGCAGTATTGGACATTTGGAAATGATAAACAGAGAAACAGTCACGACAACAATGGAAATTGTCGGCGGTGTTTTAATCGTGTTAGGTATCTCGGCGTTTAGTGTGCCGATAAGTGTTATTGTTGCTGGAGTTCTTTTGATTGTTGCTGGAGGTCTAGCAGTATGAGTTTGTTTCGCAGGTCTGAACAACGAGCCTTGCCGACTTCTATTGACCCATATCAAATAACTGCACGACCTTTCTACAACAATTATTCGGGCGAGATAGTTACCGAAATGACTGCGTTCGCTCATAGTGCTGTGCTGTCTGCTGTAACTATTTTGGCTGATTCGATTGCTGCGATGCCTCTCGAATTAACTCGAACTCGTGCAGGTCGTATAGAAAAAATGCCTACACCTTCAGTTCTTCAACGCCCAAACGATAGACAGAATATGTTTGAGTTCGTTCATCAAACAATGGCAACTCTTGCTTTGCACGGCAACGCTTACATTTATGCACCGAAAGGTGCTAACGGTTTACCTGTAGAAATGCGAAATATCCACCCACACGCAATCAAAAAAATTACTTACGCAGACACAGACACAATTTATGATCTCGGCAAAGTTCAATACACAAGTAAAGACATTCGTTCAATTCACTGGCTGATCTTACCGAATCAGGTGCGAGGAGTTTCACCGATTGAAACAATGCGAAACACAATCGGTATGGGTTTAGCAATGGACAGATTCTTGGCACAGTTCTATGGTGAAGGCGCAACACCATCATCGGTTCTAGAAACAGATGGTGCGCTAACACCTGATCAGGCACGACAGATTCGTGATTCGTGGGAGGAAGCACATTACAAACATCGAAAGCCGGCTGTTCTGCAAGGTGGTTTGAAGTGGCGACCAATAACAACTAGCGCAGCCGATATGCAAATGTTGGAACACAAAGAATCAATCATTCGTGATATCGCCCGTGTGTATCGCATACCCCTTCACTTAATTATCGGAACAGGTGGTGACAGTCAGACCTATCAGAACCTCGAAGCAGTCGGTTCAGCGTTCTATCAATATACGCTTCTTGGCTGGGTTCGCCGTCTTGAAACAGCGTTCAGCGAAATGTTGCCGATCAATCAACAAGTTCGTTTCAATGCTTCAGAGTTCTTGCGAGCCGACCTGATGACCCGTGTTAAAGCACAACAAACTCAAATCTTGTCTGGCACATTGACACCGAACGAAGCACGAGAAATAGAAAATCGTGAACCATATGAAGGTGGCGATCAGTTTGTTGCGCCTTCATCAACACCTGTCATCGGCAACGATGCGATACCGCCAGAAAAGTAGTTATGAAAACAACACAAGTTACCGTAAGCACTACACCAACTTTGATAGTTAATGAAGATGACCAAAACCGTTACATATATTTGCAGATAGTAGATAGCGCAACCGTATATGTTGGTGACAGCACAGTGACTACTTCAAATGGAATGCCTCTTGAAAAACATAGCGCACCACACGAATTTTTTTTACCGATTAAACAAAAAATGTATGGGGTAGTAACTGCTCAAGTTGGAACAGCCGACTTGCGTATTTTGACTCCAGATGTGGATTAGTTATGCCATATGAAGTAATTATGAACGCAGAGAACTGTGATGGACACGCAGTAGTCAAGGTCGGTTCAATGATTGCTGTTGATGGTGGTTGCCACGCTACACATCAAGAAGCAATAGATCAGATGACGGCATTGAATATCGCTACAGCAGATGAGCAAAGTAAACGAAACGATGAAATGATCGTTGCTATAGATCAGGCAATCAATTTGTTGATTCAAGCAAAGATGCCTTACGAATCTGAAGAAGAAGGTGAAGAAGATGAAGATGAAGATGAAGATGAAGAAGATGAAGGCGAAATGGAAATTAATGAATACAGGGCAGTTGATTTGTCTGCACCTGCGTTTATGCGAGCATCAGCAAAAAGAGGATTGGCATTACACGAACAAGGTTTCTCCGGTGATGGCTTAGTTCCACAAACAGTCGAAGATGCTCGAAAGATGGCAGCAGGTACGGTGACGGAAGCAAAATGGCGCAAAATATCGCCTTGGATTTCACGCCATATTGTTGATCTAGATGCTGTACAGGGTGACGAAATAACAGCAGGTTTGGTGGCGATGTTGTTGTGGGGCGGTGGTTCAAGTAAAGCGAGCGCACGAAGGGCGCAAGCATATGCAGATCGAATTATTAACCAACTCGATGATGAAAAACGAGCCCCTGCACCCAAAAAAGATCAGATTAAAGGCAGCGACACTAATCCGGAAGGTTCAGCACAAGGTAAAACAGGTGGCATTGTAATTAGTGAAGAAACAGAAACCGCTTTACAAAACAAGGTCACAGAACATAATGATGAAATGAAACAACGAAATCGCCCTGTTTGGACACGAACAACTATGGGTGCTGTCAAGGCTGTCTATCGGCGTGGGGCAGGTGCGTTCTCAACATCGCATAGACCGAATGTTGGAAGGGCTCAATGGGCGATGGCGAGAGTAAACGCCTTCTTGTATCTCGTCAAAACAGGCGCACCGGCAAACAAAGCGTATGTTACTGACAATGATTTGCTTCACCCTGAACACCCGAAGTATTCCGAAAGTGGAAAAGATAAGTAACATAAACTAATGTGAGGTAACTATGGCTGAACTAATAAACTGGATTGCAAAACCGATTGACGAAAAGCGATCTATCGCATACAGCAATCTTGAAGTTCGTGCCGAAGGAGAAGGCAACACACTTGTTGGATATGCAGCAGTTTTTGATTCACCTTCAGAACCAATGCCATTTATCGAATATGTGAAACGGGGGGCGTTCTCAAAAACTTTGAACGATGGCGCAGATGTTCGATTGCTAATTGATCACGAAGGAGTCCCTTTGGCTCGTTCAAAATCTGGCACATTGGCACTTGAAGAAGATGATCGTGGTTTGCGTGTAGAGGCAGAACTTGACCCAACCAACCCTGATGCTGCTCGTATCATTTCAGCGATGAAGCGTGGCGACCTAAATCAGATGAGTTTTGCTTTCAGAACTATCAAGGATAATTGGTCAGATGATCGTTCGGTTCGTGAACTTCGAGAGGTTCAATTATTTGATGTGAGCGTTGTTACTTTCCCTGCGTATGAGGAAACGGTTGCTGAGTTGCGTAGCGCACAAGCACCTGCTACTATCGCACCGACTTCAAAATTGCTATTGCGTAAATCGCAAATTGCAGTTGAGAAGTTACGCAGCCGTTAAACAGCCGACCAATTCGGTCACTGGTTTTATCACTCGGACAAAACATAAACCGATTGACCATTGGAGGTCATAATGTCATTCAGCAACACACTTATTGAAAAGCGTGACGCTGCACTTGCAAAAGCTGAAGCAATCGTTTCAGCAGCAACAGCAGATGCACGAGAACTTACAGTTGAAGAAGATGCAGATATAACAGCATCACTCGCTGAGGTTCGTTCACTTGATGAACAAATTGAAAAGCACATTGAACTTGAAAAGCGTTCAGCAGAAGCAGCAGAACTTCGCAAGGAAAAGAAGTTTGATGTTGCAGTTGGTGGTTCAGTCGTAAAATCTGAGGCTCGCACCTACTCACCACAAGCAGAAACATCGTTCATTCGTGACGCTTATGCAGCACAATTTAATAACGACTACTCAGCACAGCAGCGTCTTGCTCGTCATATGAATGAGGAAAAGATTGAACGCCGTGATGTAACAAGCGCAAACTTTGCAGGTTTGATCGTGCCACAGTTCTTGACCGAACTTGCCGCACCGTTCGCTCGTGCAGGTCGCCCGTTCCTTGATGTTGCTCGAAAGCATCAGTTGCCAGAGTCAGGTTTAACAATCTCGATCTCAAAGGTTACAACTGGTTCAGCAACAGCAGTTCAAACTGAAGGTTCAGCCGTTCAAGAAACCAATATGGACGACACGAAACTTGATGTTTCGGTTGTTACTGTTGCAGGTCAGCAGAATGTCAGCCGTCAAAGCATTGAGCGTGGCACGAACATTGACAGTCTTGTAATGGCTGATCTTGTTTCGGCATACCACACAAACCTTGATTCATTGTTTGTAACAACATCAGCAACATCACTTACAAATGTGATCACGCAAGTAGTTACCTACACAGACGCTTCGCCAAGCGTTGCAGAGTTGTACCCAAAATTGGCTGACTGTGTTCAGCGTATTCAGACCAACTTCTTTGCTGGCCCGAACTTTATTCTGATGCACCCACGCCGCCTTGCTTTCATCTTGGCTGCTGTTGATGGTCAGAACCGACCACTTGCTGTGCCTGTGCCGAACTTCAACGGTCAGCCAGCATTTGCTTCGGGCAACGGCGCACCTGTGTATGGCAATTCGGGCTACACCATTCTTGGTTTGCCTGTCATCACAGATGCGAATGTCATCACAACAAACGGTGCAGGTGCAAACGAAGATGTCATCATTCTCGGCAACACCCAAGAAGCCCACTTGTGGGAACAGGGTGCAGGCGAACCGATGATGCTTCGCTTCGAGCAACCAAAAGCAGCCGAACTCGATCTTACAATGATCGTTTACGGTTACAGCGCATTCACCGCAAATCGTTACCCAAATGCTTTCGCTCTTGTCGGCGGAACTGGATTGGTAACACCAACCTTCTAAGGTTGTTGAAACTGAATTGTTGTAAGGTTGCTGATATCCTTCGGGGTATCAGCAACCTTCAACTATTTATGGGGTCTATATGAGTAAAATGATTGACGCACTTCTCGCAGAGCGAGCAGG